TGCGTGCCATCTGTCGTAAAAAAGAAAAATAATAATAACCATTAATTTTTGAGACATGCAAGGAATTGAAGCATTAAAAGGACTTTCCGCCAAGGAAAGAAAAGAGTTGTTAAAACAGCTACAACAGGAAGAAAAAGAAGACCAGCGTAATCGTCGTGAAGCGTATGAAACCCTACGCCATCAGTTCGCCTTTGACGTTGAAAGTAAATTGATGCCGATCGTGAATAACGTACAAGGCTTTTATGAATGGATTGTCGGAGAAAGTGAAGCCTTCCGCAATGTGATGCGCGATTATGGGCGGTTACGCCGTGGAGAAGAACAATCCAGTTTTTCCGTAGTGGATGAAGACTTTAAATTGGAAGTCAAAAGTAACAAGGTCAAAAGTTTCGATGAGCGTGCCGATCTCGCTGCGGAACGTTTGATTAACTACCTGAAGAACTATGTAGGTCGTACTGATAAAGGAGTCGATGACCCGATGTATCAGCTTGCCATGACACTGCTGGAGCGTAATAAACAGGGTGATCTCGACTATAAGTCCATCAGTAAGCTCTATGAGCTGGAGAGCCGTTTTGATGCGGAATATGCTGAAATTATGCAGCTATTCAAAGAGAGTAACGTCGTCTACAAGACAGCTACCAACTATTACTTTTATAAGCGCGATTTGAACGGTGTTTGGCGCCGTATTGAACCCTCTTTCTGCCGTCTGTAGTTATGGAAACGACAAAGAACATTGCACCGCATGTCATGGCCTGTAAGCGTTGTGAAGGCAAAGGATGTATATTCACCCCGGATCACCACGGAAACCCGGTTTCCGGCAAGTGTCCCATCTGCCAGGGTAGCGGAAGGGTGAAGGTACAAAGTAAAGTAATCACCCGTATCGAAGCATTCGTGCCGGGTAAAGATGACATCGAACTGCTAACCATGTGATTTTGTTCACATACTGAACTGAAAAAACGCCGTATTCTTTGGAATGCGGCGTTTTTTTTGTTATATGCACTGTTAAATAGCTAATTTTGCAACATATACCAGGACATATATGCCTAAAGGACGTGATAAAGAATTGATAGAACTTCGTGATGAAGCCCTGTGTCGCCGCTACTATTACTGGACGGAGGTACAGCGCTTGCGCTTTGACGACGCTTTGAAAGTGTTATCAAAGCAGGAATTCTTCATCTCCGAAGAGCGTATCATGTCAATCATCCGGCGCAAGTGCCGTGAGTTGAATGACCTGGAGATAAAGCCCGTTCCGAAGGTAAAGAAACCCCGCCTGACAGCTGTTCAACTCTCCCTGTTTACCGGAGAGTGAATTTCTTTAATCCTTCCTGCATGGCAGACTCATCGTGCATGGTGAAGGAAAACATCGTTTCATAGACCTTTATATTCCCGGGTAGTGAATAATCCCGGCTTTTCACCCTGACAAGCGGGGTGGCTTCTTCCGCACATTGGAATCCCTGCAGCGCCTTGTACAGTTCCTTCGCTTTCAGTTGGCGTTCCCTTACTTTCTGATAGGTACCGGATGTATAGTGAGTGTCATCGTAACAGTCGATGGCCAGACGTACGGTGACGAGAGACTCGCTTTTCTGTACCCCGTAACCGATATCGTTCCAGTCCGATTCTGTGTTTCCAATAAGTACACAGGGAAATGTGACCGGATAGTTATCCTGGTCTTCGGTTGGTTCCAACTGTCCGTAATCCTCATCGATATAGGAGATTTCCGGCATTGTTTCTGCGATGTGTTCCATAATCGCGATGAATACTTCTTCCATGATTTATGAATTTAAAATGTTTCTGATTTCGTTTTCTGTTTTCTCTGTTATCTTGTCGGACAATTCCTGACTTTCCCCGATGAACTGACGTTTCGGAATCTTGATCCGGAGAGTTTTCTTTTTAGTCAGTGCAAGCCCTTTCCAGCGTGATGCCTCTGGGTTCTCCTGCTCTTTACCCTTAGAATCTTTCTGTTTGCCCTTTTTCTTGCCCTTACCGGCCTTTTGCGCCTTACCTGTTGCCTCATAGTACTTCGCCCAGGCAAAGCGCCGCATTTGGGCTGTAACGGTCGGATGTACAGTCCCTCCCCAGTTATGCACCGGAGCGTAGATAAGTTCATCGGATACTTTCACCCGATAATCTCCCGGCACATATTTTATGGAGCTGAACATGTGGTTCCTGCTTGATAATAAAGTTCCGTATTGGCTGGCCGCATCTTTTCCTCCTGAAGAAAGTCTTTTAGCTTTCTTCCAGGGACGTAACCCGTTATTGACAAACCCTCCCTGACGGAAGTTGTCCTGGTAATGGTCCTTTGCCATGCGTCCGGCCAATACCGGCATCTTGCGTTTCATCAACTCGTCCAGCTCTTTACGCTTGGCTTTTATCTGTTTTGAAAATTCTTTTATATCCATAAATTACATAGTTTCAAAAATAATTTTATACCTTTGCAAACAAGGCTTTTATTATTTTGCCTTTTTACGTTATGAAAGTACCCGAACAAATAAAAAGCGAGGCCCGGTGGCTTATTGAGCAATACGGCGATTCCTTCGATTATCTTGGTAATTACGAAGGCCAGGAGGCGTATTTGTTCAAGTTCCCTAAAGATTCGTGTACCGGTTTCCCTTTTGTCTATTTATTCAAGGATGGTCATGTTACAGAAATAACAGGCTTTGAATCTCTTGATATTATAGGGCTATTTATCAAAGATGTCGACATGGTCGATGTTGAATAACTTGTTATCTATTCGCATAACACCACTGGCGGTATACGTTTTTGTTTTTCCCGCGTTGCAAAGCCATTTGACATTTCGTTCCTCCCTGCCTGAACCTTTCTGATTATCATGTTGCGGCTCTATATATCTTAGTTCACCATTTGCGAATCTCTGCAATATGGTAGCATGTCCTCCACCTCCTTTCCAGAATATCACTAATTCGTAAACGCCCTCTTCCTTACACATTTCGTTGAAGAATTGCATATAGCGTTTTTCTGTCATTTGGAGATAGCCTTTTGCAGCAAGCCAGTCATTGATACTGTTGTGTTTAGCGGGTGTTCCGTCTATATTCTTCCAGACTTCCCAGGCATTCATTCCCCTGCTTAAATAATTGAGTTTGGAGCCCGGAGTATTGGACTTGGCCGTAATATCGAATCCCTTGAGGCGTAATGCGTAAGCAGGTGTACAGGTCTGGCAGTTGATGCCATATCCCCTTTCTTTCCCATAATTGGGGTTCGCGTTCTGTTTGTCCGCTTCTTCCACTGTCATCGGTTTCCCTTTGGTGATTTTGAGCGCTTTTTCCAATTTCAGGTTATGTCTGGCTATGGCTTCCTTCTCTTCCACTGTGAGGTTTTTCGGCATTTCTGCGATCATTTCCTTGATACGTTTTGTTAACTTATCGACAGCTTTCTCAGCCCCCTGGTGTGTTTCCTTTTGATAAGGGTGGCTGTTAGAAAACAGTTTCGCATCTTTCCCGGGATTGTTATCCAGTCCCGGAGCAGGTTTGTTTTCCAATCCACTTCCCGGTACCGGTGTCGGCTTCTCGTCTGTTGATGAAAGGTTACATTTGCAATTCCATCGGTCACCCGGACGGTGTATGTCCCAAAACGGATCATCGACAGGACGGACAGTTCCCCAGAATATTTTATGATCCGCCCCCGGATGTACTGATGTAGATGGCATCCATTTTAAATTCGGAAGTATATCTTTCTCCCTCTCGAACTGTCTCCAATCCGCAGCCTGATGTGCCCGTATGACTGCCGTGTCATATTCGGTACGTAGCCAGTGTCGCATCTGATGGTCTGCAATAGGCATGACCTCTTTCATCCACTGTTCAAAAGGTTTTAAATTACCGTTTTTATCCAGCAGTAATGCCGCCATGTCATTCTGTGCACGATGTACTTTGAAAGCCGAGAATACAGCGTTGTTCTTCCTTATTTCCTGATAAAAGTCATAATCCGGATCATCCGGCGTTCGTTTCTGAAATCCTTTATCCGTGGCATTATTCATCGTCTCCCATACTGAATTGAACATATTCTCTTCAATGTCATTCATCGGATGAAAGTCTTTGCTATAAATGTTCTTCAGGGCTTTTTTCAGAACTTCCTCATCAAAGGAGAAGGAAGATGCCACTTCTTTATCTTTATTTTCAAATTGATAAAGGTCATTCATCACCATTCTAAAGCTGCCCCGTCTTTCCCCGGGGCTTTCCCGAAAAAACGTTTCAGCCAGTTGTACGCGTTTTTAACAGCGTTTACTTTCTCTTTTCGCACGTCCTTACCGATTTCCTTCTCTTTGGTTTTATCCTCTGGATCTGGATCCGGTTCGTCCTCTTCCGGTTTTTCGGCAGCTTTAGCCTTTGCCACTTCTATTTCCGCAGCTTTTTCCTCCTGTTGCTTTTTTAGCTCATCATAATTAACCGGCTTTTCGACTCCGAATTCTTCATAGAGGTAGTCATCACTCACCGGCAAGTTAAAGTTTGTTTTCAACTGCGTGAGAATGGTTATTTTTTGGCTCGGTTCAATATCCTTTTTTTCCGGATAGCAGAATTCCCCGCCGTCGGTATTGATTCCCATAGCCGCAAAAATATCCGTCATATTATAGTTGAGTACGTCCAGAATATCCTGCCGGTCTGATTCCGTTACTTTGTCCTCCACCTTCTTGTGTACCGTTCCAAGTGCCTGCGTGCCGTTTTCGGAGGATTCGGTAGTCAGCGTATTGCCCAGGAACAATTTCGATATCTCACTGTTGCACCGTTCGCAAAGTTTATCATAGAGGTCGGAACTCCCCGTTTTGTTGGCTGCTTCCCTTAGCTCCATGACCGTTTCCTGCGCATGGACGAACACGGACATACTCCCGGTACTTTCCGCGTCAGCGAGTGCCCTTTGCCGCGCTTCGTCGTCATCGGTCGGGTAAGTATACTCCCTGATAGGTGCCCCGAATATCTCGGCAAATTGTGCCCAGTCCGCAACATCGTTACGTTTGTAAATCACCCAGATGGCAGCTTTGGCCAACAGGCCCAAATCGTCCGGAGAACCTACAAATAACAGATCCGGATATTCATCCCACGAGGTACCGGTAATATCCGTCTGATGTCGCATGATAATG